CAGCCAGTGCGTGGTGGTAAGTCAGTGTCAGAGCAGTTCGACGTGTTCCGTCGTATAGATATGCATGATGGTGATCAGAAACCATGCTGGGAGTGGCGTGGTGCACATGGTCTTGGCACTAGAGGTGAGTACCGTCCGCGTGTGTGTATCGACAACAAGGACTACTACGTCTATCGCGTTGTCTATCAATTGTATACTGGGTATACACTAGATAAGCATGAGGTCATACGTCACCAATGCGATCACTCATGGTGCTGTAACCCATATCATATGATAGTAGGTACACAGAAAGACAACGTACAAGACATGCTACAACGTGAACGTACTGGAATGAAGCACTACCACGTGAAGCGTGTAATGGAGATGCTGGAGATAGGTTGCACTGCTAACTACATAGCTGCAAAGATGAAGGAGGGATACAACATGCAGCTAGACCCTAGCGTCATCCGTAAGATCCGTATGCGTACTGTCTACCGTCACATACCGTGGAAGTGGGGTGATGAGTGGGCAGCTAAACGTCGTAAGCGATTGAATGAAGTGCGTGGAGTTGCGTCTGTTTCTGAACATGATATAATACTTCCTCTAACAAACACAGAAGGAGCTAAAGATGGCGAAGGTAACGACTAAAGATAGCACACCTATCGAACATCGTGTTATACTAAGTATATCTCAGTTTGCTGCACCTAAGACAACACAGGATGCTGTAGATAGACAAGCTGCTGAGTTCATGGTTGCAAACCTCCTACGCATTCATGCTGACAAACGCTATGAAGCAGCGAAGAAAGCAATCACTGAAAGCTATGACAAAGAAGTAGCAGAGATACGCAAAGCTGCAACTAACACGATGATCAAAACTACATGGTCTGTAGCTGGCGTTGATTGGTCTATCTGTCTTGCAGCTAATCGCCCTGCTAGTCGTTGTGATGTTGATGAACTACGCACTGAGTTAGTACGCCTTGGGGTCAAAGCTGACCTGATTGACAAGGCTATTGACAAGGTGACTAAACCATCAACTCCCGCCCTACTCGTAAGTGCAACACGCAACGCAGAGTAATGCCACATGACAGACGACAAGCTGAAGAGCAATGTCGTCAAGCTGCGCCAACCTAGTGCCAAAAGCACTAGCGTTGGCGTTCGCGTTGATGATATAGTCACACCTAAGTCGTTGCTCAACATGACACCACTTGAGCAGCAAACCTTCCTCACGCACCTACGCGAACGTCGCCTACGTGCTGCTGCGATCATCAAAGAAGCCCACGCGAACAAACATCGTGCTGATAGCATCAGTGCGATGGCTAAACTTGAGAAGAAAGCAGCCACGGCTACTAGAGAGTATGAGAAAGCATGTAAAGCTATGGATAGGCTAGAGTCGCTGCTCCATGACCTACGTGCATTACACATCCAGCACACTGACATCGACATCACAAAGGTGACTGATGATGACAAACATAAGTGATGCCAAGCGTAAGGAGCTACTACAACACCGCACCAACCAACAGAACACACGGAGGCAACTCATTAACGCCGTCGCTGGTATACTGAGTATACAAATCCACAAATGCCCTCTCGTTCGTGACTTCTCGTACTCTGAGCGTACAGGATGCCTGAGCTTCCGCTACAACGGTAAGCGTGTGCAGTACTGGATAGGTCCACAAACACTACTGATACGCAATGCTGTAAACACCACCACTCGCCTGAACTACTCGCATCAACTCTTCACTGAAGAGCTACTGCGTGGTAACAACTATGGCTACAACGCATTCAAACTGGAGGATAAGTGATATGGTTGATCGTGTAACTAGAGCTAGAGATGTGCGTCATATACTGCGTACACATGGCCTCGAAAAGGGAGCAACGCAGATATTCGAGCTACTAGCAGAAGACAACGAGATGCTGCGTCAAGAACTAGCATCTGTCATCACTGCTATGAACAAGATGGCAGACATCGTTGCTAACATCGCCACTGTCGGTGCTAAGCTCAAGCACGATTGGGAAAAGGTCCGCAAGGACATGCACCCAGATAAGGACATGCAGTGATGACGTTGACACAGCAACTCAACTCTGTGCGCGAGATACGCAAGATCATGAACGAGCAGCGAACAGGCTCAGGTGATTGGAGCTTGTTAGTTGGTAAGTGTGTTAACATACTGCTCGCTGACTTAGAACTGCGCCTACAACAGGAGATAAACGCTGATGTTGATCCTACCAACCGTCACTAACTCAAAGCTGCCGTGGGTTGACTTCTCATCACTCACAGCTATCAACACGTGTCCTAGATGGGGCATCATTCATAGCATACATGGTAAGCGTCTAAGTGCTGGCGTTGATCGTGTGCTACCGCTCGAAGCTGGCCGCGCTATGCATGATGTGTTCGCTTGTTGTCGCTTCTTCGATCTAATACATAGTATATGCGGTAATGAGCTAAACATGCAGCTTGAACAACTTGCACGGATCAACGTCTATGCCAGTAAGCTGTTCAATAATGCTGCATATCCTGATCGTTGGACACGTGCGCTCACCTACTACAACAACGGTGAAGATGCAGAGACACGTTGTATGCAGATGTGTCTCAATCTACTTGATACATCTGGCTATTATGACGACGCACGTGATAACAAACGCACCATCGCGAACCTTGAAAGCGCCGCTATCACCTACGTACAACGCTATCCACTTGGTCGCTTCATACCTATCATGACTGATGAGTTGATAGGCATTGAAGTACCATTTGATATAACTCTAGCTGATGATGAGAGCAATGCTATCACTCGATTTGTGGGTAGGATTGATGGTCTGTGCGTTGACACACTGCGTCCAACAGACACGACACCGGAGGTACATGAAAACAAAACTGGCTCTCGTATCGACACAGTGTGGTCTAATAGCTTTGATACTAGTCATCAAGTCACTAGCTACTGCATCGCTGCTAGCTGTATACTGAGTATACCTGTTCGCAACGTGACGATGTGGGGTCTACAGATACCTATACCTAAGTCATCCACCTATAGCGATGGTATGATGCGCTACCCAACATCACGCAACGAGGACAGCTTCTATGAGTGGGAACAATGGGTGCTGCATACACTCAGTATACTTGATAAGCATGTGGATGATCCTACCAACGCACCAGCTTACACACACTCATGCAATCGCTACTTCCGTAGCTGCTCCTTTATACCTCTATGTGTCGAGTCAAGAGAACAACGCAAACACATCTTCGATCATGAGATGGTTACTGAGAGGTGGAGTCCACTGGCAGACACAATCGCCGAGTGACTTGCGTCTGTTTCTGTATGTGCTATAATGCTTCATACAAACAATGGAGAGAAGGCGTGGAGATAAAGATAGAACGTCCCACTGACACACTCTCGCGACTATCTATGATCCTGTGGGGTGATAGTGGTAGCGGCAAGACTACACTAGCTTCCACTGCTCCCGGTCGTAAGCTATTCATCATGCTAGATCCTGATGGTGACATGAGCATTCGCAATGCTCCTGATTGGGAACGACTGAACCTGACTACAGAGACATCTACTGATATAGTGAAAGAAGGCATGAAGCCAGACCCGTATACTCTGTATACCAAGCTAGACAACTTCGACACTGTGGTAGTTGATAGCCTTACTAAGTTCACTGAGCACGCATTGCAGTATGCTGTGCGTATAGCACCTAAGTCATCCATCGAAGCACCGGGTATACAAGGCTATGGCTTGCGTAACATATGCGTTGGTGCCTTCGTGTCTAACATCATCCGTATCACAGGTAAGCTGAACAAGCACCTGATCCTGATCACGCATGAGAAGGATGCAGACAAGAACGCAGACGGTGGCATTGTCAGTGTAAGCATGATGCTAGGTGGTCAGCTACCTAACATTGCATCGAAGGACATTAGTGAGGTGTGGAACATGCGTGATCAAGGTGGCAAACGCTACATCTCCATACGACCTGAACGCTTCCGCTCGCCTATGAAATCACGCATGTTCGATATGACTGGCAACACATCATTCGAGTGGCGCTACAACTCTAACAAGCTCGCCGGTCCTACCATTGCAGAGTGGTGGGATGCATACACCAGCGGCGGCTTTGCTAAGCTCCCTGTACCGAAATAGGCATACTACTAATTGTAGTATGCGTATCTACCCACAGCTAGCTATGGTGGCTTGCTCGTTGTGCGGTAGTGTGTAGAGTGAATAGTCACCAACAAGCAGAAGGACTACTAAGATGGGCTTACTATCTTTCTCTTCTAACATCGCTGACGCGGAAGCACCTCCGCAACTCCCGCCGGGAGAATACAAGTGCGTCTGCACTGCTGCTGTTGACAAGCTCGCAGCAAGCAGCGGCAACCCGATGCTGACGTTGACGCTGCAAGTACCACGCAGCGAGTTCCCTGCTGACTTCGATCCGGGTGATGGTGTGGATGAGTTGACATTCACACTCAACGTGGTGTCGAGAGACATCCCCGCTGATCGTTGGCGTATGAAGAACGTGTGCAAAGCGTTCGGTGTTGCTGCATCGAACGCCATTGATCCCAGCGACTTCGTTGGTCGCGAGGCTCGCGCA